GGAAGTGGTTTACAGGCGCCAAACGATCGTTATAATGACGCCCCATTGCCGGTATAGCTCAGATGGTAGAGCAACTGACTTGTAATCAGTAGGTCCCGGGTTCGATTCCTGGTGCCGGCACCACCTTAGAGGCCCCGCAATGCGGGGCTTTCGCTTTTCTGAGGTACTGTAAACGCCGTTTTCACAGCACCTCAGCGTCCACAAAATGTCCACAGGCGTACGCCTAGCCTCTTCAGCCACGGCGAGCGCTTGACGACAAGCTCATCAGCTAAAGTCATCGCCTCCTCCAACAAATCCGCAGCATCGTCAAAATCCTCTGCATCATCACTACCTTGGGCGAGAATGCCACCTTCAGAAACGTCCGCTCGGACGCTTTCAGCGAGGATGTGGAATCGAACGATAGATACCGCCTCATGCTCTGACAGGACCCCCAATCGACCTAGGTTCGCCTTATAGATTTGGTTGTAGTCTGATGAGATTGGTATTTCGAATTTCCAGACGGTCTCGTTTGCCCTCATCCGATCACCGATCTCGCCTCTAAGCTCAACTGCGGTTTCTCGAAGATCGTCTATATACCGTCGCATCTGGACTACATCTCTGAGAGCCGCGACCTCTGCCAGAAGAGATGCTCTGACGCTGCGCTTATCGCATATCTCTTGATAGATGCGCCCCAGGATGACTGACGCAATAGTGAAACAGCCAGCAAGCACGGCGACAATCAACGGCGTATAACTACTAGATCCACTATCTGCGTTGTCACCTGCGATCTGCCAGACAACAGTGCACCACTCCAATGCCTCCTTCATGACCCACCTGCCAAGACTGCAATCGGATTTAAAGCTACTACTTCAGCAAGATGACCAGGGCTGAAGTGGGCATATCGCATCGTCATTGTCAGGGAGGAATGGCCGAGAACCCGCTGCAAGGTCAGGATGTCACCTCCATTGGCCATGTAGTGGCTGGCGAACGTATGACGCAGAACGTGAGTGAGCTGGCCATCTGGCAACTCGATGCCAGCGGCCTGGATCGCTTCGCCAAATTTCTTATAGCAATCACCAAATGGCAGGGCACCCTTGACCAGGTCTTCCAGCTCCTTGCTGATCGGTACTACCCTGCTTTTCGAATTTTTGGTTCGGTGGTAACTGATTCGCTGGCCCCGAACCTGCTTAGGGGTCAACCCCTCTGCCTCAGACCAACGTGCACCAGTTGCTAGGCAAATCCTTGCAACCACCCCAGCCTTGTCCGAGATAACGTCCAACGCATTGAGCAAAGACGGGATCTCGCCCTTCTCCAGGTACGCCATTTCTGTCTCGTCGAACTTGAGCCGGCGAACCTTCTCCAGGGGGTTTCCCCCCGACCACTCCCCTAGTCGATCCAGCTCGTTGAAAACCGCACTCAGATAGGCCAGTTCGTGGTTCAAAGTGTTAGGGCTTACCGGCTTGGCTTTCTGCCCCTTCTTCATCCCATTACCAGGTGAAGTGCGGCCGTGCTCCCCGGCCAGGCGCTCTGCTCGGTACTTCGTGAAGTGCGCCGCAGTGAAGGCGGCTGCGCGAGGATTTCCCATACGCTCTGCCATCGCCTGCAGAGCCCGCTGCCTTTCCTCCCCTCGCTTCAGGGTTTGCCCATGCAACTTGTGCCAGAGGTCAACCATGTCGCCCAGACGGCGATCGTCCCGCTTGGACTTCTTCTCGAATTCTCCTCGAGCACCATCACCCATTAGCATCCGCTCGGCGTACATCGCTTCGCTCTTAGATTTCAGTTTGCGGCGCACCCTAGGTCCATCACGGCCTTCCGGTCTGCAGTCAACCAGCCATTCGCCTGAATCCAGTTTCTTGATCGACATGGGTCAAACCGGGCTCACCTGGCCACAGACCGGGGCGACATCGCCAGTCATCAGCCAGAGCGTGTATTTCTTGAAGCGCTCGTGATTTGTGATCTTGAGCAACGCGATCGAACTCACCTCTGTACGCAGTGCCAGCTCGTATTTTTTGTAGCTGCTCAGGCTCAGTCCGGTTGCTTCGCAAAGCTCGGACTGGGTCAGACCTTCCTTGATCCGGATCGCCTTCAGCTTCTCAGCTAGCTCCATTAACTGCATCTCCCTCTTGACATGGTTCCGTATGGGTACTTAACCTAGGTTCCATATGGGTACTTATAACCCAAATATCCCTAAATATCCGGAGCAGAGGTTAACAGAATGCAGATTGCTATCGACACGCCATACGTGACCATCGCTGAGTTCGTGAAGCGTTCCGGCCAGTCCAAGAGCGCCGTGGAAAACGAAATCAAGGCAGGCCACTACCTGACTCGGCCGAAGGAGGTCGGATCGAAAGGTGCGGTGCTCATCAACATGGTTCACATCACTCTGGAAGCAGCGGAACAGGCAGAGCGCGTTCGTTTGGCAGCGAAGCAGTAAGGAACCGAAATGAACGCACGGATCACACCGGAACACTTCGACCGGATCTACCTTGAGGACGTCATCCCCGCCCTTGAGCGCGACCCGGAACTGGGTTTCCAGGCCAAGGACGAGACGAAGGAATACCTGAACAAGGGCATGTGCCCGAGTTGCGGTAAGCGTTCTGTGTTCGTCAAGAAAGAAAAGCCCTACCAGCTCAAGTGCAACAGGCTGAACAACTGCGGCTATGAGGAGCGCACCCGCGATCGCTATCAGCACCTGTTTGAAAACCTGAGTGAGCGCTTTCCCTCGACGCCGGAAAACCCCAACGCAACCGCTGACGCTTATCTGAGCCGCGCCCGCGGCTTCGACATCACTAAGCTGCAGGGCTGGTACACCCAGGGGCGTCGCCAGATGAAGCCATCCGGGGAGTGGGCTGACACTGTCCGTTTCCCGCTCTGCGACGGCTACTGGGAGCGCATCATCGACGCCCGAGCCATCGCCGGTAACGAGGACCAGAAGGCAGGCATCAAGGCAGGCATGAAGTACACCAACTCCGGGTGGGTGCCGCCTGGGCAGACGATCGAGAAGCACGATCGGGTGTACATCGTCGAAGGCATTTTCCACGCTATCGCTCTCCACCTGGCCGGCTTTAAGACTATTGCCGCGATCAGCTGCGTGAACTTCCCCTGGGACATCATCGAGGCCAACGAGGGCAAGATGGTCACCTGGGTAGTCGCCCTTGACGACGATAAGGCCGGCCGGACCTACATCCGCAAGCACCTCAAGCAACTGCGGTCGATGAAAGAGATCGGGTGGGTTGCCCTGGCCGGCGAGCTGGACTGGGACGACGTCTACCGTGACGGCAAGCTTGACCAGGTATTCATCGAGGACGCCTGTTACCGGGGACGCCTGTTCACCGCTGAGAGTGCACGCAAACTGGCCTACCTGGTTTACCTGCGCCGTCCCGCTGGCTTCTACCTGGTCGAGTTCAACAACCAGCTGTTCTCTGTTCGGGTCAACCAGGCCGAGCTGACCAAAGCCCTGGACGACCAAAAGCTGGAAGGCAATCGCGACATCTTCTATGGCGCGTCACGGGTCGAGCAGGTGTCCAACTGCGTTCCGGACCTGGACTACCTAGAGAAGGACGTCATCACCGGCGAGCAGCGTTATCACTTTAGCTTTGCCTTCCCGGATCAAAGCCGCAACTGCCAAGCCGCACTGTCCTCCGGTTCGATCGCTGATCCTCGTGGATTCGTGAAGGGGATGCTGGACTTCACGCCTGGCGGCAACTTCGAAGGCGGCGCCCGAGAACTGGCCTGGCTCAAAGCCAAGTGGCTGAATGACGAGTATCGACCTGTTCGCACTGTGCGCAGCCTGCCGTTCTTGGGCTACGACGAGGACACGGGCACCTACTGCTTCCCTGAGTTCGGTTTTCAGAATGGCCGCGAGCTGCAGGTGAATAGTCACGGCTTCATCGAGGTGAAGGGCCGGGGGATCAAGACTGCGCTGGCCACCGTCAAGTTCGAGCGTGGCGAAGAATTCGATCCGTCCTGGTTCCGCGACTTCGTGGACGTCACCGGCATGAATGGTCTTGGCGCCCTGGCCTGGTGGACCGCCTCGCTCTTTGTCCAGCAGATCGCAAGCCAGCAGGCATCGTTCGGCTTCCTGGAACTGAGCGGTGAACCAGGTTCTGGCAAATCCATGCTGCTCCGCCTGCTCTGGCGCCTGCTCGGCCGGGAAAATACCGAGGGCATCAAACCGAGCGGATCGGGGGCAAGTGCCGTCGGCCTGCTCCGCTCGTTTGCCGAGGTCAGCAACCTGCCGCTTGTACTGATCGAATCCGACCGGACCTACATCGATGCCCAGGGGCGCACGGTCACCATCCAGTTCACCTGGGACGACGTGAAACCGATGTTCGACTACCACGCCCAGCTGCGCGTGACAGGTGCGAAAACGACCGGCAACGAGAAGCGCGTAGACCTCTGGCGGGGCGCGTTGGCCATCGCACAGAACGCGAGCGTCACCGGCGACGAGGCGACGCTGTCGCGGATCGTCCACTTCCACTTCACGAAAGATGGTCACAGCCTCGCTCTGAAACCGAAGGCCGAACGCCTCAAGGCTTTGCGGGCAAAGCAGGTAGGCGGCTACCTCCGCCGCTGCTTGGCCAATGAAAAAGTGTGGCTGGACCGGTACTTCGAAGCCTTTGCACGCTACGAGAACAAGCTGATGGAAAACCCAGCCATCACCGAAATGCGGATCTACCAGTCGCATGCCCAGGTGCTGGCAGCGGCCTATGCCACACAGATGTTCTTCCCTGACTGGAACAGCCAGGACCTGGATCAGCTCGCAGCCCACGTCGAGTCCCGCGCTGTCGATCGGCAGCAGCGCTGCAAGTCGGAAGATCCTACGGCTGCGAAGTTCTGGCAGATCTATCACTACCTCAACGAGGACGTGGTGACGACGATCGACGGCGACGGCGAGCGCGACGAGGTCCGGGAGACGCTGAACCACAGCATCGACAAAGAGCTGATCGCCATCAACATCGAGCACTTCCAGCAGCGCTGCAGGATGGCCGGCCAAGAGGTCATTCCCGACGTCCAGCTGCGCCGCGCCCTCTACAGCAGTACCACACACAAGTTCATCGAGATCCGCAAAGCCCGTTCCCGCATCGAGAAACGCTCCCTGAACCTCTGGTTCTTCAGCAAACGTGGAGGGGCCTAAAACGTATGGGGTCAACCTGGGCTGGGGGTGTTCCTAGGGGGAATAGGGATATGTGCGAAGTCCCCTGTTTTATCCGGAATATCCAGAACATGAGTAAATAAATAAAAAAAATATCAATAAATACAGGTAGTTGAGAGAGGTAAACGTGTTCCGGTCGTACCAGAACTTACCAGAACAGACCGGAACAAAATCCGTTCCACCATGTTCCGGCAATGTTCCACCCACGACTTTTCACTGGAACATGGCTGGAGGCCACGAACCACGCGGCCTACAGCAACTTTTAGAAAAACCCCTGTTCCGGAATGTTCCGGTACCACCAGAACATCCCGAAAAGGCTGCAGGCCGCATAAATCGGGGCCTCCAGATTCCAGCCCTGATGATGTTCCGGATGTTCCGGACAAAACGGGGGCAACCACAAGTTTGTTCCGCCACCAGGCGATTTAAGGAGAAGCAAACCATGCAACAGCAACTGAATCCTGAACTGCAGCAGGCTGTAACGGACTTTCGAGAGTTCGCGGCAGAGCGCTGGGTGAAACTGTCCAAAAACCCTCTGGCCTTCGCACTCCTGGAGTTTGACGGCCAACGCTTCGAAGTCGAACTGGTCCAGCTGGCGTTTGAGGCTTTCCAGCATCACGCCGAGACAGCTGCGCCCCAACTGTTCGCCAGCATTCGCGAGGACAGCAAGTATCACTATCAGATCGACTGGTGCATCCACAACGGCCATGGCCACCCCTTCCCGGTGGTGTTTCGCGCAGCCATGGACGGCTACGTTCTCGCCGGCGGTGCCGGTGGTGCCTATCGCATGGCTGACGTGGATCTGCATGTTCTGCATGAGGGCGAGCTGTACCGCGTCGCGGAAGGGGGGAAAGGGGAATGAGCAACGGACTCCGCACCATGGCGTCTGCGCTGGCCGCCATCCAGGCCCATCAAGCACAAGTGCCAGCCATCCGAGTCGCGGGCACTCAGGCACTCAATCGATTGGTACCGATCGCCCTGCGTGACAGCGGCCAGAGCCGTGTCCTGGGCCGGTTCCTGCTGAGCGTTTACAACGGTGAAGACTTCCCCTTTGTCATGAGCGACCTGCGCAGCTTGGACCTTCCGCTGTTCGAGGACTGCCTGAAGGTGCTGATGATGGACTACACACCGGATCTGGAGGTGCACGAGCGCATCGCGAACGGCAGCCAGATCTGGCAGCGCCTGATCGAGCAGTGGGCACCGGAGACGCTGGAATGAATGTGCTCTACACCGTGGATGGCCAGGCCGGCTCGATGCTGATGCCCGCGACCTATTTGCTGGTAGCCCGGCCAGAGGACCTGGCCGAACTGGTGACAAGCGACTTCTGGCGCAATCACCAAACCCCGCCCGAGTGCTGCGTGGTGCACCTGCACAGCGTGGACAACACGGATCTGGGGAGCTTTGAAGTTCGAAGTGTGACGCGCCCGGTATTCACGGCGAAGGCCATGAGCTAGGGCTGAAAGGACAGTGCCAAGGAGTTGCAGCTCCTTGGCACCAACCACCACCAGGAGAAGAAGCACATGCAAGCACTCAACCCAAGCAGCAGCGGTTCGAAGGCTACCACAACGCCGCGCCACCTGCAGGCTACCGCCATCGTCGGCGGGGCCTTGATCGGCTTCCTGGTAACCAAGACACCGGAAGCCCGTACTCAACTGGAAAGCGTGACCGACATGGCGTGCCGCCTCGGCGACCTAACCGTCCAGGACGCCGCCATTGTCCGCCAGCTCCTGGCTCAACACCCACGCACCGCGTTCAACTGAGGGAAAGACCATGCAACAGCAGTACACCACTACCAACTCCCGCACCGCTGACAAGTTCGTCGTCCGTCTGCCAGATGGCCTGCGCGCCGACATCGCCGTGCTGGCCGAGGACAACGATCGCAGCATGAACTCGGAGATCGTCAACCGCCTCAAGCGCTCGATCACCCAGGATCAGTTGAATGAGGAACAAACCAAGCTGATCGGCATGCTGCTGCAGCGCATTACTGAACTTGAGGCACAGCTGCAGCCTGAAGCGGAGGCCGCATAATGCTGATCGATGGACGCCTGGTGGCTCTGTGTGAGCAGGACGTGGGCCACGCTCGGCAGCAGTTGGGCCTGCCCGTGGATTTCTTCCTGGTCGAAGCGACCCAGAATCTGTACCACGACACGGGCAACGGCCTGACCATCATCCCGCTGCCCGCTGATACTTTTGTGATGGCATTCGAAAATGCCAGCGGGGAACGGAAGTATGGCGCGGTTAAGCTGACACCAATATAGGATATACAGACCTCAATAAAAAACGGGCGCTCAGGCGCCCGTTTTTTTATTTGAGTGGTACCAAATATTCCTCAAGGGTATCCATAAGGTATCCTTCTGATATCCCTATGGTACCTCTCAGTGTCAATATACATATAAAACATATGACATATATTGACAGAACCGCCCTCAAGAATTTAGTCCCACACTTCCGAATAAATTTCAAGGTCTTGACGCGACGCATGATGACCCACAAAATATTGGCTATGTGCCATCATGCAAAACGGAGTTACGCCATGACACACCCAGCGCCCTGCCTCACCCAGCTGGCTGATGACCTTGAGATTCACGGCAATTTGCTTGCCTTGCTCAATGAAGTTCCAACTGAGGAACTTACTGACCGAGGACGCATTGGTCTTATTCAATTGTCATCTTCTCTAATGAAGGACTTCGAGAAAATTGAAAGACAATTCAAACGCTACCGAGCATCTATTGCACCAAGTTGTTGAAATATTTCCTGCTGCCGAGCCCTGGGTAGCGCCCGCAGTTGATCGAACACAAGTCGGTCCATCATCTGCGCCGATGGCGTTAGGGTATGTGAGAAAGTCAGGTGCGCAACCCAGCGGTGACCGCAATCTAGACAGGTGCAGTACAAGGAAGAGAACTCTCGCGAGATATCATTCCTAGATGAGATCCGCCCCTTCCCATTACATTCCTTGCAATAAACTCGCATATCCCCTCCCCAGGGTTCCCGTATGGGTACTATTTTGCCACACAATAGTGCCCGACGCGTCGACACATTTATTTCAAGGCTGAGCAGCTTCTGGCTCACGCCACCCGAATCTGCGATCTTCGCGCAGAACTTCATTTGCCTGATCGAACAACTGACAAATCGGCAAAATCTCGTTGCTGGTATATACCCTGTCGATTTTCTCGATATCCCCGAACCCTCCACTGTTCTCCGGAATGATGCCCGCCAGTGCCGGGTTCATACGCCAGGCGGCGATGATGTCGTTCCTGGTGATGTTCTTCACTTTCTCCAGCTCGTCCTTCGCCTGGAAGTCACCCACCGGGATAATCTTGATTGCATTCTCATGCCCGCCGGGAATGTTCACGAACATCGAGCGGAAGTTGCCCACACCCTTACTTGCGCTGATTTGCGAGCGCAGGTTGTCCTCATCCTCTTCGGACAAGTTCGGATCGTTGGTGTAGAAGATGTAGCCCGCGTGGGCGCCGTTGCTGTAGTAGCGCCGGCGGAACAGCGTGGCCGCTTCATTCAGCAGCAGCGCCTGCAGGCCGCCGAGATAGTCCGGGATACCGTAGATGTTCTGCTCGACGTCGTAGTCCTTGATGTGGACGATCTCGTCCTGGTCAAACTCCTCCTCTTGACCGTTCTGCAGCAACTGAACAAAACCACCGTCCACCTTTACCCGCATGTTGATCGCCGGCAGGTGCTCCAGCTCCAGGACATGGCCTAGGAAGTTTTCGTGTGCAAGAAAATACGCTTCCCCGAACACCATGTAGTCCAGGGCGGCGCAGCTCATTGTGTGGGCGCTGCAGCCTTCCGATGGGATGAATTCACGCAGCAACAAGTTGCGCTTGAACTTGGGAATGGCGCCGTGGTGCGCGTTCGCCCGCAACAGCTTGGCCAGGCCGGCGCGGGACACCGGCGGCTTGTACAGGCGCCCGTCGTCGGTTGGAAAGATGCCCAAGTACTCGCCGATGTTGGACGTCAGCACCTGTTCTGGCTCCCCGAACGTGAACACCCGTGTGGGCTGCTGTGCCTTTGGCGGCGTGGCTTGGGGTTTTCTCTGTCGTCTGGGCATGGCTTCCGCTCGTGAGGTAACGGCTTCTGCGCCGTTTATTGGTGTTCAGGGGTTCGTTGTGCAGGGCGTGCATCACGGCCCATGCGATATCGGCGTGGCCAGTGGCCTCGGTTCTGGAGGCGCTGAAAGTGATCTGGCCGCCGTTGGTGGTGCCGCGCTTGATCGTCAGGAAGGCCTGGGCGATATCGGTCCAGCCCGCGTCCCACTCGATCCGGCCTGCGCGGATAACGTCCTGGGCCTTCAGCACCAGGGTCGTCTTCGTCTCCAGGCTGTAGTGGATCCGCTGTGCACGCGGGTAGAAGTCGCAGACCACGTCGTACACGCCGATGCCGACGCCGGTGGTGTCGATCCCGATGTGCTGGACGTTGAAGCGCTCGGTCAGCTTCTTGATCTGGGCCGCCTGGTAGGTGAACGATTGCCCCCGCCAGCTGTATTTCTCCAGGATCCGGAAATTGCCACCCGGCTCCGCCGGCGGCGCCACGACCACGCAAGTGGCATCGTCGCGGGTACGGCTTGGGTCGTAGCCGATCCAGACCGGGTTGTTGCCGAAAGGTCGATCGTCGTCCTGGTCGTAGTCGTCCCACAGCATCAGGTCGGAGTAACAGCCCTCCAGGTCTTTCAGCCCGAACGCGCTCTGCGTGCTGTCGATGAACTTGCAGTAGAACAGCTGCTGAAACTTGTCCTCGTCGTACTCAAGCTCCAGCTGGGCCACGTCGAACAAGTCGCAGCCGCCGGCAATGGCGTCGTCCAGGGTGATCGTCTTGCGCCACTGCCCGTCCGGACACAGCGCGCCCTGGGTGTATGCAGCCTCCGATGGCCACTCGCCGGCGGCCTTTTTGCGGCGCTTGTCGTTGCGGAAGGTCTCCCCTGTCCAGAACGGGTACGCCTGGTGGCTGACAGCGCTGGGCGTGGAGAAATAGGTCTTGCGCCATTTCTTGTGCGTGCCCATGGCGCTGGCCACGGTGCTCAGCTTCTCGAAGTCGCGGATCCAGAAGTATTCGTCCACATAGACATGGCCATGGTAGCCCTGGGCCGTGCTGCTATTGGTCGAAAGGAAACGCAGCTCGGCGCCGTTACTGAGGACGATCGGGTTGCCGGTCAGCTCGATGCCGAACCATTTCTGGGCAAACTGGATGATGTAGCTGCGGAAAATCTCGGACTGGGCGCGGCTGGCCGAGAGGAACACCTGGTTGTCCCCGGTCAGCACGGCATCCATGAATGCCTCGCCGGCGAAGTAGTAGGTCAAACCGACCTGCCGACTTTTTAGGATGTTGCGCAGCCTGCAGGTCAGCGGGTTCTGTTTCGCCGCGAACAACTCCTGTTGATACCGGTACATTTTGGATATGAACTGGTCGAGGAAATCCACCTCGGTCAGGCCGCTGACATCGTTCTTCGCGGGTTTCTCCCGCTTCTTCCCGCCGCCACCGCGCCGCTCTCGGCGCTGGCCCTGGTCCCGATCGCCCTGCTCCCGCACTGGCTCGCTCGCCGCCGGCACAGGTGCGGCTGGCTTGTTCGCCTGCTTGATCAGCTTTTCCCGCACAGCGGTCAGCCGGTCCAGCTCGTCCAGGTCGCCCTTCGTCAACGTGTCCTGTTTTTCGCAGATGAGCGTGATCCGCCGGCTGATCGCGGTCAGCGGTTCCTCATCGGTCAGCATCTCGTCCCAACTGCCTTGGCGAATCCAGTAATAGATGATCCGCACGTTTGGCAGCTTCAACTGAGCCTGGATTTCCTTCACCGAGGCACGGCGCAGGTATAGCCGCTTGGCGGCCTCTTTGACTTCGATCGAGTAGTTCATGGGGCGGAGTCTATGCGCCGAAACAGCCCCAAACTCGGCGTAAAAGTGAGCGAAATTCCTAGAATTGGCGAATAGGAATTTTGCTCAAGCAAACCGATTGGCCGGTACCGATTGGCTCCCTATCGTGGCGCTCATCGACCACCACCGAGCGCTTCAACAGATGCCACGATCCCTTGTCTCCTACTGGAAACGCGTTGCTGTCAGCGGCCCAACCGCCGACAACCGCGAGATTACCGTGCAGGAGCTGGTCGACTGCGCCGAGACCTACAAGCTGTCCACCTACACCGCCGTGATCTGGAGCGAGCATGAACGCTGGCCTGGATCCCACGGCACTGTCTTTGCCGTGCGTTTGGTGACCGAGAACGACGACCCCGAACTGCAGCCCGGCCAAGTGGCCCTCGAAGCCCAGCTCAAGCCCAACGACAAGCTGCTGCACCTGAATGACCAGGGCGAAAAACTGTTCACCAGCGTTGAGATCAGGCCGAACTTCGCCAACTCCGGGCGCCATTACCTGACCGGCCTTGCCGTCACTGACGAGCCGGCAAGCCTCGGTACCCAGGAGCTGTATTTCTCCAGGCGTGCCCGCAGAGGCAACCGCTACGACAAGACCTCCTACTTCTGCGCCCCCGTAGAGCTGGGCTCCCTTCGTGAGGGAAGCCAGCAACCGGGCGAACTGCGCCGCTTCTTTAACGCCTTGACCGGCCTGTGCAAGCGCTTCGCCGACACCACCACTACCTCAACCGACGAGAACAAACCGATGGATGAAGCAACAGCTAAGGCGCTCAAGGCGCTGTATGACCAAATGGTGATCCTGCTGGCCGGCCTGCAGGCCGTGCTGGAACCTGTCGTTGAAGGTGTCGATGACGCCGACAACAAAGACCAGGTCGATGCCGTAGGCGCCGCCGTCCAGGACGTGGTGGACGAAGCGGACGAAAACCGCGAGTTCAACCGCAAGGACGGCAAGGGCGCTAAAGGCGGCAAGGACGAGGTCAAGGAGCTGAGCGCCCGTATCGAGGAGCTGAACGAGAACATGACCAAGATGTTCAACTCCACCCCCAACCGCCGCCAGGTCAAACGCAACACCGGCCCTGCTGACAACAAACGACGCGGTGGGGGCCTGCGCTAATGGGTGCCCTGTCGAAACGTGCTGCAGCGGAGTATCTGCAGCTCCAGGACGACCTGGCCGAGGCGTACAGCATCGATGACGCCACCCGTACCTTTGCCGTGGAACCGACCCACGCTCAGGAGCTGAACGAGCAGATCACCGAGCGCGTCGACTTCCTGGGTCGCATCAACGTTATCGGCGTAACCGAAATCAAGGGCGAGAAGGTCCTGCTGGGCCTGAGCGGTCCTGCTACCAGCCGCACCGACACCGACCAGAACGACCGCGAGCCGCGCCACCTGCTCGATCTGCAGAACAACGTCTACGAGTTGTTCCACACCGAAACCGACGTGGCGTTGAAGTTCGCCACCATCGATGCCTGGTCCAAGTTCCCAGAGTTCGCCCGCAAGTACCTGGAGGCCGTGCAGAAGCGCATCGCCCTGGACCGCATCCTGATCGGCTGGAACGGCACCCACGTCGCCAAGCAGACCAACATCACCAACTACCCGTTGCTCCAGGACGTGAACAAGGGCTGGCTGCAGATCGCGCGCGAGCAGATCCCCGAGCAGGTCCTGAAACCGACCGATCCAGCCGTCAAGATCAAGATCGGCAAGGGCGGCGATTACGAAAACCTTGATGCGGCGGTGCACGACGTCAAGCAGATGATCGACCCCGTGTTCCGCGACGAGGGTGACCTGATCGCCATCATCGGCTCGGACCTGCTCGCCCACGACAAAGGCAAGCTCTACGCGGCGCAGGGGCAGACCCCGACCGAGAAAGAGCGCATCGAAGATGCCCAAGTGATCGCGACCTACGGCGGCCTGCCGGCATTCCTGATCCCGTTCTTCCCGGTCAAGGGCATTCTGGTCACTTCCTGGGCCAACCTTTCGATCTACTTCCAGGACACCAGCTGGCGTCGCCACCTGCTCGAAAACCCGAAGCGCTCCCGCGTTGAGGACTACAACGGCCGTAACGAGGGTTACGTGATCGAGCAACTGGGCAAGTTTGCCTACCTGGAATCTGACGGAGTGGAAACCGTATGAGCAGCCTGGCACTAGCGCACAAGCGCCGCGTGCTGGAGCAAGGCACCGCTGCAGTGGCCCAGCTGGCTGCTGCAGCGGCCCTGCCGTACTCCCCAGGCGAGGCCCTGAGCAGCCCGGCGAACGCTCGCAAACACCTGAAGCTGATGGAGGCCAGCCTGGACGCAGATCTGGTCCGCCTGAAGGCGATCCCGAACCTCGCCGGCAAGCAGGACCTCAAGCGTACCGAGCTGCTGCCCAAGTACCAGGAATACATCCAGCGCTATCTGGAGTCTGGCCTGCAGCTGCAGAACCGCGTCCTGGTGCAGGTGATGGTCTGGCTGTTCGACACCACCCAGTTCGATGACGCCCTGGAGCTGGCGGACATTGCGATCGAGCAAGGCCAGCGACTGCCGGCGACGTTCAAGCGCAAGGACATCCAGACCTTTGTGGCTGACGCCGTAGGCGACTGGGCCTATGCCGAGTACCAAGCCGGCCGCAGCCCCGAACCTTACCTGTCGGACTTGCTGCCGCGTGTGGATGGCGAGTGGACCCTACCGGAGCAGATCCCGAGCAAGTTCCACAAGCTGATCGGCATCCGAGCCATGGATGACGAGCAGTGGGCACTGGCCCTCAAACACCTGGAGCGAGCCACCGAGCTGTACCCGCAAGCGGGCTGCGATACGCGCATCAAGAAGTGCCGCCGTGTTCTGTCGCGCCAGGAAGCCGCCGCCGGCGGTACCGAATAAACGACTACCCCCCCAGCGGGAACCCGTGAAGCGGAGCCAGCCATTTATGGCCAGCCCCCGCCGCAACGGTGTCTCCCGCCCTTTTCGAGTGACCAGCGATGAGCTTTTCAGGCAAACCCTCAACCGTGGTGGACCAGACCATCGAGAACAACGGCTTTTGGCCGGACCTCTCCCTGGCTGAGTACCAAAAGGCTTACCGCCTGCCCGGCGAGTACCTGAGCGACACGCTGGTCACTCACCTCAACATCGCCATGGGCGAGGTGAACCAGGACCTGGCCAAGCTGATGACCAGCTGGCGTGACCTCGGCATCACCGAGGTGGCCACCGCTGATTCACTGCTCCTCGAGGAGCGGGCTTACAAGGTGATCCTGTACAAGCGCGCCGTGTACTGCCGGGCCAAGGCCACTGCCCTCACCGACTTTGCGACCGTCACCCGCCGCGAAGTGGCCGAAAACACCGGCAAGGAAGCGCCGGAGCGTGCAGAAACCTACCTGGCATTCAGCCAACAGGCCGTGCGCGCCCTGCAGGGCCGCAGCCGCATCACGGCGGCACTGGTATGAGAAAGATCCAGGCCCTGACCACGTACCTGCTCGATCGGCAACTGGTGCTGCCCGAGCAGTTGAACAGCTGGGTAGAGCAGATGGATTCCGAACTGATCTGGAAGGAAACCGAGCGCGGCCTGCACATGGGGGACATGACCTACCGGGCGATCTTCGACCTGGAGCGTTTCAACGGCTCCCCGTCCCGCCTGCTGGCCCTGGTCGGCACCTGGCTGGAAGCCAACGACCCAGACCGTGAAGACCTGCCGGCGCCGGCGTTCGTGATCGAGCCGATCGACCTGGACAACGACCTGTTCGACGTGGAGCTGACCCTGCAGTTCGTCGAGCCCCAGTACCTGGCAGAAGACGACGACGGCGAGTTCCAGGCGTTCGGCAAGACCTGGGCGTTCGTCCCCTATGACCTTTGGATAGCCGAGGAAGGCGAGGCGGTGGCCCGTGGCTAGCCGTCTGTTCGACTTCGACACCCGGGGCGCCCTGGACGTGCGCGAGCAACTGGCGCTCCTGCAGCTGGAGCCCCGTTTGCGCCGGCGCCTGCTGAACAACGTGTCGAAGCGGGTCCGCACCATGAGCCGCAAGCGGATCCGCAGCCAGGAGAACCTGGACGGTTCCCCCTTTGCCGCCCGCAAGAACCCCGAGCCAGGCCAGAAAAAGATGGAGGCCGGCCTGGGCAAGCTGATGCAGGTCACCAGCGTGACGGCCGACAAGGCCGTCCTGGGCTGGAAGAACAACCTGACCTCCTGGGTTGCCGCCCAGCAGCACAGCGGGGCCTCTGAGCGCCGTACAGCCCAGCAAATGCGCCGCTGGAACAAGGTGGCCGAGGGCTCGATGGCAACGGACAAACAGGCCAAGCGGCTGCGCCGCCTGGGCTTCAAGGTCCGTCAGGCCGGCAAGAAACGCCTATCCCGCCCGTCCGTGGCCTGGATCCTGGAGCACGTCAGCTACATGCAGGCCGGCGTCCTGATCCGCGTCCTGGACGAAACCCGGGGCGAGTCCACCGGCGCCGATAGCTGGGAAATCAAGCTGCCCAAGCGCCAGTTTCTCGGCGCGAACAGCACCCAGGACACCACCGAGCTGGTGCGCCTAGTGCTGCAACAAATCCTCAACTCCCAACGCTAAGAGGCATCCCATGGCACTCGGCACCGTCGGCGTCAACAATCTCAACCTCGGCCAGGGCGCCGTGACCGAGATCGAGCGCTATTTCCTTTTCATCGGCCCCGCGAGCAAGAACACCGGCAAGCTGCTGGCCCTCAACACTCAAAGCGACTTGGACAACGAGCTGGGCGCCACCGCGTCCGACCTGAAAACCCAGATCCTGGCTGCGCGCCAGAACGGCGGCGACAAGTGGGCGTGCATGGCTGCCCCGATCGCCGCCAACGGCGACTGGGCGGCTGCTGTGGATAAGGCACAGCAGGACAACGTCTCGGTCGAGGCCATCGTCATCACCGTGCCCGTGGCGGACAAGGCCACCCTCGACGCCATGAACGCCAAGGCCTTGAGCATCAGCGCCGTCTATGGACGTCGGGTCTTCATCATGGCGGCGATCGCTGGCATCAGCGCCGCCCAGGACTGGGCTACCTACCTTTCCGAAGCCAAGGCCAAGGTGGCCAGCGTGGCCGCGCCGCGTGTGCTGTGTGTACCGCAGTTGCACGGCAATAACCTGGGCGTGCTGGCCGGGCGCCTGGTCCGAGCAGACGTCAGCATCGCGGACAGCCCTATGCGGGTGGCCACCGGCGCCGTGGTCGGCCTGGGCCCTGTACCAGTGGACAAGGACGGTATCCCGTTGCCCTCGGCGATCCTGGCCGAGCTGGACAAGGCGCGGCTGTCGGTTCCGCAGACCTACCCGGACTATCCCGGCACCTTCTGGGGCGACGGCAACATGCTCGATGCCCCGGGCAGCGACTACCAGGTGGTTGAGTACCTGCGCATCGCCGACAAGGCCGCTCGCCGCGTCCGCGTCCTCCTCATCCAGCGCGTCGCCGATCGGAAACTCAACAGCTCGGCAACGTCCATGGCGCAGAACAAAACCGCCCTGATGAAGCCGCTGCGCGATATGTCCCGATCGGTCGTGTTCGCCGGCGTCCAGTTCCCGGGCGACATCGAGTCACCTGCAGACGATGCCATCACCCTGGTCTGGACCAGCAAAACCGCCGTTGTCGCGTACCTCAAGCTGCGCCCCTACAACTGCCCCAAAGACCTCACCGCAAACATCGCTCTTGACCTGAGCGACGAGGAGTAACCATGTCCAAGATCGGCGGCAAGAACTTCGACATCACCGTGGGCGATACCCTGATCCACGTTGAAACCGTCACTCTCGACATCACCGACAACAGCGCGGTGGCCCAAAGCAAAGGTGTCCCAGACGGCTATGTCGACGGCGATGTGGCCGCTAGCGGCGAGTTCGAGCTGGACAGCGCCAACTTCAACCTGTTGATCGAAGCCGCACGCGCTGCCGGCAGCTTCCGCGAACTGAAGCCGTTTGACTCCCTGTTCTTCGCCAAAACCCCTACTGATGAGATGCGCGTGGAAGCGTTCGGCTGCAAGCCGAAGATCTCCAGCCTACTCAACATCGATTCAAAGGGCGGCGAGAAGCACAAGCACAAGGTGCCGTTCGACGTCACCAGCCCGGACTTCATCCGCATCAACGGTGTGCCGTACCTGGCTGCATCCGAGATCGAGGGCCTGCGCTAATGACTTGCCCGTTCGATCGCGCCCAGGCCTTGGAACAGCGTCAGCGTGACCAGGCGATCACTGCCGCCCTGGCCCGTGCGCGCTCGACCGGGCCGAGCCTCACCCACTGCGAAGACTGCGACGGCGAGATCCCCGAGGCCCGCCGCGCCCTGGGCGGCATGAGCCGCTGCGTCCCATGCCAGACCCTCTTTGAAAAAGGCTCCCGTCAATGACCCCACGCCTGCAGCAAAAGCCCAAGTTGGAAGTGCGTTTCGCTGTCCTGGAGCAGCGCGTGAACGACCTGGTCGAGCGCCATGAAACTGTTCCTGGACGAGTCACCCGCCTGGAAGGCGAGTTCGAACACATGGGCGCTCAGTTGGCCGCTCTCAACGACGGCCAGCGCGAGCTGACCGCCACCGTTTCCGACATCGGTACAAAGGTCACCCGCATGCTGGCCGCCCTGACCGTGCTGGGCGTGATCGCCCAGGCGCTCGGCCCGACCCTGTTCCGGATGCTGATCCCATGAGCCTGCGCAAACGGATCCTGACCGGCGCCGTCGCACTTGTGCTGGGCAGCAGCTCGTACATGGCGTTCCTGGGCAAGTGGGAAGGCGATGGCCGGAACGTCGTCTACCCCGACCAGTTGGCCCGGGGCCTCCCGACCGTATGCAAAGGCATCACCCGCTACACCAGCCCTTACCCGGTGGTGGTCGGTGATTACTGGTCGCCGGCGCGCTGTGCCGAGGTGGAGCAGTTGGTGGTCGAGCGGGGCCAGTTGGCCCTGGCCGACTGCCTGACCAACGACAAGATCACCCAGAACACTTTCGACGCCCTGTCGAGCCACGGCCACAACTTTGGCGAGCCCAATACCTGCGCAAGTCGCGCCGTGGTGCTCATCAACGCTGGCCGCATCGTAGAGGGCTGCCGCGCACTGGCCTGGGGCGCCGATGGCCGGCCGGTCTGGGCCTTTGTCACCGATGCCAAGGGCAAAAAGGTGTTCGTTCCTGGGCTGCACGCACGTCGGCTGGCGGAGGCCAAGTTATGCGCCTCCTGATCGTGCAAGTGCTGGCCGCTCTGCTGTTCGCCGGCAGCACATGGTTTCTGGTCGACCGCGTGCTGCAGCAGCGCGACATCGCCCGATCGGAGCGCGATCAGGCACTGCTCGAGCGTGATGCCGTTATCCGGATCGCCAATCAGACCGCCGAACGCCTGGCACAGGCTGCAGCCAACGACAACAAACACACCGAGGAACTGAGCAATGCCCTCAAGACCAACCAGGATCTGCGCACTGCTGTCGGTACTGGCGATCAGCGGCTGTTCATCCAAGCCAGTTGCCCCACCGCCAACGTGCGCACCGATCCCGCCGGCGCCGGCGTGGCTGATGCAGCCGCCCCCGAACTCGCAGCGGACGCTCGATCGGATTATTTCACCCTCCGCGACCAGCTCGCCCTCAGCAAGCAAATGATCCTCGGGCTGCAGGACCACATCCGCAGCTTCTGCACCACCCAACCCGCTACCACTGGAACCGAAAAATGACTGAACGCACCGAAATCACCCTGGAAGTCGCTGGCCAAGAGTTTGAGTTCGCCATGGATGCGGCGCTGATGACCAGGTACATCAACGGCCTGACCCCGGCCAACAAGGTCGCCCCGGCGCACAACCTGCTCATGTCCTCCGTGAACCAGGAGCAGAAAGCCACCCTCAAGCCGCTGCTGGCCAACCCGATGACCGCGATCCAGATCGCCGGCGCGCTGATCGAGGAGTACTCGCCGACCGTTGAAGTCACCGTAAAAAAGCGCTCGGCCACGCTGAGCGCCTGACCGAGGACGGACTGGGCCAGCTGCTGGCCCTGGCCGATCGCTGGCTACCTGGTGCCGATCGATCGCCTGAGAACCTGGGCACAGCCAAATGGCTGGAGGACGAGCACTGGCGGCGAATGGAGATCGCCATAGCCAACGGCATTTCACGAGCATTCAACGGTAACTGACCCATGAGCGCGAACGCTTCCAGCCGCCTGGACTTCATCCTGAGCCTGACCGACAAGGTCTCGGCGCCCTTGGCCAAGGTGACCAAGGGCTTCGACAATCTGGCTACCCAGGGCGAGGCCAACATCAAGCAGATTGGTACCGGTGTCGCCGGCGTCTGGGGCGCCCTGACCGGGATCGAGGCGTCGATGGCTCCAGCGCTGGACGTGAACCGCGCCCTGGGCGACGTCCGTTCGCTCGGCGTGGCCGAGGATGCCCTGGCATCGCTCAACGCCCAGGCCCTCGACTTTTCGGTCTCCTACGGCGGCAGCGCCGAATCCTTTGTTGCCTCCGCGTACAAGATCGAGGGCGCTATCAAAGGCCTGGCCGGCACCCAGCTGGCCACCTTTACCAACACCAGTGCCGTGCTGGCTAAGGCCACCAAGTCCGACCAGGACGTGATGAGCGAGTACGTCGGCACGCTCTACAACCTGCAGAAGCAGCAAGCCGACGCCATGGGCAAAAGCCAGTGGGTCGAGAAACTGGGCGGCCAGACCGCACTGGCTGTGCAGCTGTTCCGCACCAGTGGCGAGCAGATGAAGGAAGGCTTCAAGGAAGCCGGGGCGATCGCCTCGGCGTCCGGCATCGATCTGGCCGAGCAGATGGCAGTGATCGGCAGCCTGTCCAGCACCATGGAAGGCGGCGACGCCGGCGGCCGCTACAAGGCGTTTTTCGAGAACATCGGCAACGCCTCGGACAAGCTGGGGATGAAGTTCACCGACACCAACGGCAAGGTCCTGCCGATGCTGGACATCATCACCAAGCTGCAGGGCAAGTTTGGCGATCTGCGCAACGCCGCGGCTAACAGCAAGCTGGTCGAGGCATTCGGTGGTGAAGGCGCCCAGGTGATCGGCGCGCTGGCCCAGGACACCGATCGGCTGAAGAGCGGTATCGACCAGCTGGGCAAGGTGCGTGGCCTGGAGCAGGCCGAGAAGATGGCAGCGGCCATGGTCGACCCGTGGCAACAGTTCGGCGCCGCCGTGCAGGCCCTGCGTATCGCCTTTGGCCAGGCCTTGATCCCGATGCTGCAGCCGCTGATGGACAAGATGGTCAGCATCGGCAAGACCATGACCAGGTGGACGCAGCTGTTCCCAAACATCACCAGGGTTATGGGCATCGCCACCCTGGTGGTGCTGGGCATCACCGCAGCGATCAGCGCCCTGACGGTGGTGGTCGGCCTGAGCAAGATGGCCATGCTGGGCCTTAACGTGGTCTGGACTCTGCTCACCTGGACGGGCTGGAAGAGCATCGCCATGTTTATCGCCCACGCCGTCCAGGGCGTGCTGTTCATTGCTCGGATTCTGGGCATGGTCGCGGCGATCGGTCTGGCCAAGGCCTCGATGCTGGTCTGGCAAGGCGCCATCTGGCTGGTGAACGCGGCGCTGGCAGCCAACCCGGTCGGCCTGGTCGTCCTAGGCGTGCTCGCCCTGGTCGCAGTCGTCGTCGCGGCGATCGCCTATTGGGACCAGTGGACCACTGCACTGATGAACACTGCCGCGTTCAAGTGGGTCCTGGAGCAGCTGGGCGCGCTTAGCACCTGGTTCAACACCATGGGCGGGTGGACGGGCATGGCCAAAGCGGCCTGGGACGGCATCGTCGGCGTGTTCCGGTCGTCGCTCGACAAAGTGATCGCCATGCTCAACAAGATCCCTGGCGTCGAGATCGAGGCGAATTTCGGCCCCATGCCAGACGTGGCGAGCCTTGGCACGCCTGCCGGCGGCAATGCGGCTGGCACCACCTCCGCCGTGGCCGGCCTGGGCAGCCAGGCCGAACATAAGCCTGTCGGCAGCCTGAGCCCGACCCGCGCCACCGCAGTGCCCGCCGGCGGCCTGATGACCAGCATCCAGAACACCCAGAACCAGAACCGTGGCACCCATGTGGAAAAGGTGGAGATCCACACCGCCAAGCCCATGACCGCGCTGGAGCTGGAAAACGTGATCTCCATGGCGGCCGGCTGATGAGTCTCTACGTCGATCTACTCATCACCAATAACGACCTGACCCTGGACCCGTCCAACCAGCCCGTCCTGGTGGACGACCGGGCCAGCATCGCCCAAGACATCGCCCACATGATCCGCGAGAGCGGCCTGCTGGTAACGCTCATGGCCGAGCGCGACCGCTACCGCCGTACTGACTGCATCAAGCAGCTGGAGCTGCTGGTGGAGGAGGACGAGCGCCTGGTTCCGGGCACCGTCCAGATCATCGAGACCGGCAGCGGCCAGTACCTGGTCACTGCGACCACTGTTGCATTCGGAACCACTGAGGTAGTCCTGTGAGTGACGTCGATTTCAAGAAAGCCCTGCAGGACGCCGGCGTGCCTACGACCGAGGCGGGCCTGCGTGCAGCCTGGGAGAAAGAGGTAGCCGCCCAGGGCAGCAAGCTGAGCAACACCAGCTCCTGGTCGCCATTCTGGCGACTGGTGACCGCGATCGTGACCAAGCCTGTCATGTGGCTGATCGAGTTCATCGCCGGCACCGTCCTGCCGAACTTCTTTGTAAAGACCGCGACCGGGGCCTGGCTCGACATGCTGGCCTGGGCGGTGAACGTCACGCGCAAGCCGTCGACCAAGGCCCAGGGCCAGCTGCTGTTCACCCGCAGCGCCGTCGCCGGCGTGCTGGAGATCCCAGCGGGAACCCGCGTCCAATCGGTGGCCATCAACGGCAACGTGTACGTGCTGGTCACCACTGCCGCCGCTCAGTTCCTGGACGGTGACGCCCAGGCGCTGGTCCCGGCCGAGGCGACCGAGGCCGGCAGCGGCTACAACCTCGCCCCGGGGTACTACTCGATCCTGCCCGAGCCAATCCCGGGCGTGATCCAGGTAGTGAACGCCGACGGCTGGCTGACCACCCCCGGCGCCGATACCGAGCACGACGACGACCTGCGCCTGCGCACCCGCAACCAGTTCAGCGCCGTGAACCAGTGGCACACCGACGCTGTGTATCGGGCCATCATCGCCTCGTTCCCAGGCGTCGAGCCTGACGGCGTGTACTTCGAGCACAACGCACCGCGCGGTCCCGGTAGCGCCAATGCCTTTGTCCTGTTCGAAGCCGGCTCCCCGGCGGAAAGCTACCTGGCCACCATCAATGCCTACATCCGCGACCAGGGCCAGCATGGCCACGGCGACGATCTCCTGGTGCAAGAAATGCCCCCGACCATGCACACGGTGCGAGTGGTGGTCTGGCCACGGCCCACGGTAGGCGCTGAGCGGCAGCAGGCGCTGCTCGATGACATCGAGCTGTTCATCCGTGCGGCCTTCCGCGAAAGCTCGGACCGCGACTATCAGCCAACCCTGACCTATCCACAGGCCAGGTTCTCGTTCAGCCGCCTGGGCGAGGAGTTGCACGAGCAGTTCGCCGGCATTGAGTCGCTGCACTTCGACAATGACGACATCCTGTCGGAGCTGACCATTCCCCGCCTGTCCGGGGTCCAGGTGGTGCTCGGTGATTAAGCTCAAGTTGCCGTTCTGGCTGGAAGGCGTCGAGCTGACCAAGCTCAAGAACGCCGCACAGTCCTGGTGGGAAAAGGTCGAGCAGTGGCTGAGCTGGCCGCTCCTGCAGATCGATGCCGAAACCTGCCATATGACCGTGCTCGATCTCCTGGCTTGGCAGCGCGACATCCAGCGCTTCCAGGGCGAACCGGAAACCCTGTATCGCCTGCGCGTGAAGTACGCCTTCATCAACGCGGTCGAGGCCGGCAGCACCGCCGGCATGATCCGCATCTTCCAGCGGCTGGGCATCGGCTACGTCGAGATCCAGGAGCGCCTGCCCGACCAGGACTGGGACATCGTGTCCCTGCTCCTTTCCGACTCCCAGCTGAGCGAAAACCCCGTGCTGCTGCGCGTGCTGATCCAGCAGTACGGCCGCACCTGCAGGCGCTACGAGTTTTCGACCATCACCCCCGTATCCGTGGGCGTCTGCCTGGTGGAGTTCAACGACGACCAGGCCACCCTGAGCGCCGTCCTGGACACCAGCGCAAGCCGCCTGGTCGTTATCAACGAGCTGGCCACCGTCGCCAGTTAGCCCTGAGAGGAATCCATGGGAGCAAGCATTACCCTCGCCGGCGAGCGCCTGATAGCTCAGAAAGAAGCGGCCAATGAAGGCCTGGACATCGCTCGGTTCATCTTTGCCAACGTGCCCGGGCTGATCGCTACCTCGCCCGTAAACCGGTCGGCCGGTAAGCCGCCGGCGGCGCAGATCGTCCACACCCAGGAATACACCCGCAAGGGTTACGTCAATCCGAACCAGGTGATCTACAGCGTCATGCTGGGGTCCGACATCGGTGACTGGGACTTTAACTGGATCGGCCTGGAAACCGCCGACAACGTGCTGCTGGCCGTCGCCTACGTGCCCCTCCAGCAGAAGCGCAAGAACATCCCGCCGCTGCAGATCGGCAACAACCTGACGCGCAACATGCTGATCAAGTTCGACGGCGCCCAGCAGATGACGGGCATCACCGTCGACGCGAGCACCTGGCAGCATGATTTCACCGTGCGACTGACCGGGATTGACCAGCGCGAGCGCCAGAGCAACCGCGATATCTATGGGCGCGCCCTGTTCGTCGGTGATGGCCTGGCCGTGGAGCGTAGCTTCGGCGTGTTCCAGCTCAAGCCCGGGCGGGCCTACGTCGAGGGCATCCGCCTGGAGCTGGCCGACGCCCTGCAGTTCACCGTCCCGGCCTTCCCGGCCAAGGTCTGGCTGAATGTCGCCTTGGAGCGCAGCGTCAGCGACGCGGTGGCCACTTGCAAAGTGGTGATCGCCAATAGCGAGGGCGACCGTACCGACTCGGTCGGCGTCCGGCACTACCTGGTCCAGGTCGCCAGCATCGATGCCAGCGGCCAGATCACCGACCTGCGCACCACCATGCCGATCGCCGGCGCGGTGATCGATCACTTCGCCGCCAAGGACGGCGACTATCCAGTGCTACGCGCACGCGGCACGACCAAGGCCGACGTAGGCCTGGGCAACCTGCCGAACTCAAAAAGCGATGATCCGGGCAACGCTAGCAGTGAGATCTTGGCGACGACTGCCGCCCTCAAGGCGGCCATGGCCCAGGTGGAGAGCGCACTGGTGGGCATGATGGTGTTCTACCCCACCAGCACGACGCCGGCGGGTTTCCTGCGCTGTAACGGCGCTGCCGTGTCCAGAACAGCCTACGCACGGCTGTTTGCCCAGATCGGCACCTTCTACGGTGCCGGCGACGGCGTGACCACCTTCAACCTGCCCAACCCACGCGGCCGCTTCCTGCGCGTCCTGGACGACGGCCAAGGCCTCGATGTCGGCCGAGTCCTGGGCAGCCTGCAGGCGGATGAACTGAGAAGCCACGCGCACACCGCGTCGTCGGCCGCAGGCGGTGGCCACGCTCACACCGCGTCCGCTGCTGCTGCTGGTGGCCACGCGCACACGGCGAGCAGCGATACACAGGGCGGGCACACCCACACCGTCAAAGAGGGCACGGTCGGGGTGATCCTGGGTCAAGGCGAAACCCTGACGTCGGGTGATGACCTCACCACAGGAGTCAATAACACCTCCACCACCTCCAGCGCCGGCAGTCACGCGCACACCATCACCGTGAACCCAGTGGCGGATCACGCCCACACCATCACCGTGAACCCCGTTGCGGACCACGCCCACACCATCACCGTGAACGCGGCCGGCGGTACCGAAACCCGCCCGGTGAACGCCGCCTATCCGCTGTTCATCAAGTATTGAGGCTCTCATGACCACCAAGACCGTTTACCAAACCGACGAGCTGGGCATCTATGTCGGCCTGGCGATCGCCGACGCTTCGCCGCTTGAACCTGGTGTGTGGCTGATCCCCGCCCTGTGCGTGGAGCAGGAACCACCCAGCGCGCCGGAAGGCCAGGCCGCACGGTGGGACGGTCTGAACTGGAAGCTGATCGACTGCTACCGAGGCTTGACCGCCTACAACACCGCCACCCGCGAACCCCTGGTGATCGATCGCCTGGGGCCGCTGCCGGCCGGCTACACCCTGGAACAGCCTGGCCCGGGGCAGATCTGGGAATTCGGTCAGTGGGTAGATGACGTCCCCGCCGTGGTCGAGGCCCTTTACCAGGAGCGCGTTCAGGCCGTGGACGCGGCCTGTGGGCAAGAGATCACCGGCGGGTTCTGGTCGCAGGTGCTGGGCAATCGTCATCACTACAGCAGCACGCTCGAGGACCAGATGAACCTGACCGGCGCCGCGCTCAGCGGCGCCGATCTCACCTATCCCTGCCTCGATGCCGAGGGCATCAAGGCGTTTCGCCCTCACACGGCCGAACAGCTGCGGCAATTGGCGGGCGATTTCACCGTGTTCCGCCTGGGCCGACTGGAGCAGGCCTATCAGCTCAAGCTGCAAATGCAGGAGGCCCGGGACGCCCAGGACATTGACGCCTTGACGGCCATCAGCTGGGAGACCGTCGCGGTATGACTTGGAGCCCCGTCACCATGCGCTGGCCCAGCGAGACCACCAGCTGGCTGGCCGACCTCGATGCCGCGAAAACGCTGGCCACCAGCGAGCTGGCCAGCACCGGCGAGCGGATCACCGCACTGAAAGACCTGGTCACCACTGCGCCAAGCCAAGTGGGCGAGCTGGCGGCCGCTGCAGTAGCGGCCGGGCGCGGCGCCATGGCCGAGGCCCTGGGCGAAGTGCCGGCGTGCCTGGTCGTGACCCCGTTCCAAAGTGGGGTTGGCCAGGGCCGAGGCCTGCAGCGCTACCTGTCGGCACCGAACCTGGTGCGCCATCTGGGCAGCAAACTGGAGGACTCCAGCGACCAGAGCCGGCCGAGCGGTGAGCAGTACGCCCTGGTTGTCCTGTTCCTGGGCACCCGCTACGACCGTTTCGCCTCGACGCTCGGCCGCTTCAATGCCGTGCTGCCTTTGCCCGAGCTGCAGCGGGCGCAGAACCGGGCCGGGCGCCTGTTCGAGCTGGACACCGCCAAGTGGGAGCTGCCGAACGCCGGCACCCTGCCACGCTGGGGCGGCCTGCCGCTGGAGCGCTCGACCATCACCCGGGCGGCGAGCCAGGCCATGGCCGGCCAGCTCGCCGCACTGGAGAGTTTCGCGGCCAGTTCGCCCATGGCCGACCTGCAGGCGATGGCCGCTCGCAAGGCCCAGCGCGCCGCCGCGCAGGCTCAGCAGCTCGCTGACCTCAAGGCCCAGTTCGACGGGGCCACGGCAGAAACGACCATCAGCGCCCGCCTGATCGGCCCCGGCAACGCCGCCGAGCTGCGCCGCCAGCTGCTGACCGGCACCGCCCCCGGGCACGAGTGGCCGCTGTCCGCCGGCGTCATGCTGGTGGGCTCCCTCAAGGGGCTCAGCTTCGTGCGCGAGCTGGTGGGCCTATGACTCTGCTGCTGGACGGCGAACGGATCCGGGGCCGGGGCATGAAGGTCACCGGAGACCTGCGAATCGAAAGCGGCGACATGTCGGGGCAGACCAGCAACACCGACACCGCGCACAAGGGCTTTAAGCCTAAGACACTGACCGTCACGCTGCTGATCGCCTTTGTCGACGCGGAGAACCTGCGTTCCCTCATGCGCCTGGCCGAGGCAACGGAAAGTGGTGGCCAGCTCAAGACGTACCGAATCGTCAATGACACCGCAACTGCGATGGGCATGCGCCAGGTGCAGTTCTCGGACGGCGTCAGCGCCCGGGAAGACGACACGCTGCTGGCCTGGCGTATCCAGTTCAGCCTCACAGAGAAGCTGTCGAACCCCGAGCGCGTGGAAAAGCGCAGGGCTGGCAACGCGGTCAACACTCAGAGCGCCCTGGGGCAAGGCGTCAGCGGTACCGGCGCAGGCGGCAGCGCCGGCGGCGCCGATGACAACGGCACCGGCCAAGGCCTGACGGGCTTTGAGACCACCCTGAAAAAGCTCGATGACTGGCTGGGGAGCAAATCGTGAAGCTCCATAAAGTCCTGAGCATCGGCGGTGCCGTGCACGACCTGGTCAAAGATGATGTCCGGCTGGAGCTGGCCACCCCGGGGCGTGCCCAGTTCACCATCAAGTCCACCGCGCCCGTGTCGGGCCTGGTCACGCTCGACATCGGCTACAACGACTCGCCCCTGCAGCGCCATTTCATCGGCTACGTGGAGCGGTCTACCTCGGTCAATCAGGTGGAGCAGGTCCTGTACTGCCGCGAGCTGGCCGCGATCCTGGCCAAGCCGCTCCCGCTGAACCTGCGCCATGCCGATCTGCGCACCGTGCTGGCCTCGATCGGCGAACAGACCGGCCTGCGTTTCCGTGTGCCGGCGCAGGCCTATGCGTCGGCCAAGGCGCCGTTCTTCTACAGCCTGGCGTCCGGCTTTCAGGCCATGGACAGCCTGGCCCGGGTTTTCTCGATCCCCGACCTGATCTGGCAGCAGCAGGGCAACGGCGAGGTGTTCGTGGGTAGCTGGGAGCACAGCTACTTCGGCGCCCGATCGCCCCTGCAGCTGCCGGTCGAGCTGTTCAGCAATTACCAGGGCAACCAGAGCGCCGTGATCGCGGCGCTGCCTGGCCTTCGTCCTGGTGCAACCATCAACCAAGGCGAGCGCGTCACCTCCGTGGCCCTCGTCGGCACTGAAATGGCGATCAAATGGAAGACGCAATCCGGCGCTGTGTAGAGCGCATGTTCCCGGAGCTGAGCGGGGGCTATCACCTGCCGCGCATGGCCCGGGTAGTCGGCGTGGCCGATGCGCCCGCCGGCGCAACCATCTGCGACGATTTCCGGCCGCGCTTCGCGGTCGACCTGCAGGTCCTGGACGAGAACGGCGAACCCGACGAAGGCCTGCCGACGCTGGCCGGCGTACCGCTGCCGGTGCCCACGGGCGGCGATGAAATGGGCTTTTTCAGCTTTCCTGAGGAAGGCACGGCCGTGGTCGTCGGATTCACTCAGGGCCTGCCGCACAAGCCCTTTATCCAGTGCATCCTGCCCCACGGCCTGTCCTTGCCTCGCCTGCCCAAAGGCGACCAAGTCTGGCAGCACAGCGAGGCGTCACAGCAGCGCGTGGAAGCGGACGGCAGCTGGACCCGCCAGACCGACGGCGGGATCACCGACAAGTCGACCGATCGCCAGGTGGAAAGCCTGACCAATGCCGAGCGGTACCAGAGCGATAGCCGCACCATCGATGACCATTCCACCGAGTCGGTGGGCGGTACCAAAAAGATCGAGGCCTTGGGCGCGCTCCAACTGCTGTCCGGCGGTACCGGCAACCTGGCTGCACTGGACGACCTCAACCTGGCCAGCGGCCGGGATCTCAACCTGGTGGTGGCCCAAAAATCCAACCTGGCCGTGGGTGGCGACTTGATCGAGCGGGTACAGAAAGCCCGCAAGAGCATCGCCCAGACCACCTGGATTGGCTCGGAGGGCGTGAACGTCCTGCAGGTGCTCTGCGACCTGATCGACCTGGTGGTGCTGATGAACATCGACTTGGCCAGCCATACCCATGGCCCGAGCCCCGCCCCCTCAAACGCCGCCGCCTTCACCGGGCATGCCGGTACCGGTACACAACTTTCTGGGCAACTGAAGCCCATCACAGGAGCTTGAATGGAACTGAAGAACTACTTCGCCCAGGACGACGCCGGCAACATCCTGCCGAATGCGATCTGCTACGTGTACGAGCGCGGGACCGAGATCCTGGTGAAGACCCTCAAGAACGCCGACGGCACCGCGCTGGTGAACCCGTTCACCGCTGACGACAAGGGCATGGTCGTGTTTGCCGCGCCCAATGGGCTGTATGACCTGCGTATCACCAAGGGTGCCCGGGACAGCCGTATCCGCGTCCAGTGCCTGGATGTCACCGACCACCTGAACCGGCTGGCTGGCAACCCGACACCCAAGGATTCGCCTTGGCTGGCCAAAGGTGACGGGGTGACCAACGATACGGCCGCATTTGCTGCGTTCGAGGCTGTGGTGAAGGGCCGGCGCGTCGACCTGGGCGGCTCGGTGTTCGTGCTCGATGAGCTGCCGAAAAAGAACTCCTACCTCAACGGGGCGTTTAAGGTCGGCGGATTTACCCGGATCACTGCCCTGAACGACAACCTGTCAGCCCAGCCGCCACGCTTCCACCGCAACGGCGGCCAGCTGGCGATGCTCAAGGAATCGCTGTCCAACCCCTTCGAGCAACTGACATCGCTGGTCTTGTGCGCCGACTCGATCGGCTGGGGTAGCGGCACACCTGGCGAGCAGGCCGTGACTGATCCGCGCAACGGCACGCTATCAGACCCCCGGAACAACTTCGGCGCCCCGTCCTGGTTTAACGAGTTCGCCCGCCATATTGGCGAGCGTTACGCCTTCAACGCGGCCCCGGTACTGTCCAACTGGCCGGCCAGCCCATCCGGCGAGTGCATCATCGAATACACCGTGACCAATGACCTGTACCCGCGTGGCGGCCGGTTCAACATCCAATCCGTGGGGCCATCGATCAGCATCACCGACGCGCTCACCACAGCGTCTGTGACCAACTGCCAGCGCGTGTTTGCGGACGGCAACTCCAGCCGTGGCTCGTATCACTCGATCAGCTTCCCGTTCACCGGTACCAGCTTCGCGCTGCACTTCGGCGTTGTGGGCGAAGATGGTGATGGAGGCCTGGACTACGAGCTGTTTGTGGATGGTGTCTCCCAGGGCGTGTTCACCACTTCCCCTGGTGAGGACGGGCTGACTTACGGCAACAACAGGGTCCGGAACCACACCTTCGGGTACGTCCGGAACAAGACTGTGGAGATCCGGACCAAGCGCCGGGCCAGCCAGACGACCGGGACCAGAGCGCTGCGCATTGAGGCGATCCGGATCAAGAAGACCATCCGCCTCACCAACCAGGCGATCAACGGCGCGACCACCCGCAGCTACCGGATGTACAACCTGCCGGGCAACAACTTTGGCCACGGCAATGCTGTAGGGCCGCAGGACAACTATGTGATCGTCGCCCTGGGCACGAATGACCGGATCCGCAACCCGACGCAGCCGCAAAGCGTGAACGAGTTCAGCGCCAACCTGGGCGCGCTGCTGGACATCGTCCAGCCTATGGCGAACGTGATCCTGATGTGCTCGAACCCGTCGAGCAACGAGAAGCCAGAGACCTACGCCTTTACGATGCAGGACGTCCGGGGTGAGATCTACCGAACTGCCCGGGCGCGGAACCTGGACATGATCGACAACTACGCAGCGCTGTCGATCCCCGACATGAGCCTGATCGCCAACGACGGCCTGCACCCGAACCCACTGGGATACTACCTGTATTCCAGGAACGTGATCGGGTCTGTTGAAGCAGCATAAAATGCAACTAGAAACTAAAGCCCGCCTTCGCGGGCTTTTATTCGTCTGAGATCAGTGTATCTTGGATCTGCATATCAATATCTTTAAGGGTGGTTAACATAATAGCTGAAAGACGATGAACGTCTTTGAAAGTGTAAAGCCTGCTATCACCATTAAGGCTTCTGCCATTACGATGAACAATGTCATGACGATCATCTACCGCCCTCTTAAGAGAGTGCAAGTGCTCAGGCGGAAATTTTACCATCAATACACTATCATATAGCTTTGAGACTTCCTGAATGTTATGGAAGCTGGTCTTGTCTATGGAGACTCTTACTTTCTTATCAATCTCATCCATGTGATCAAAAATATCACGCAGGGGAATTTTCTGATCGTCAAAAACGTGTTTTACATACCTTCGACGTACGCCGTAGTGGTTTACCTTTCGCTTCAAGGTATCCGAGAGGTACGTTTCCATTGCAGTGATGATGCCGGCGTACAAAAATTTCGCGAGTGTCGGATGCTCGTTTGACGTGGAGGCCAGCAAAATAATTTCCGCGAGCGAGGTTTTGAATACCGAGAAGAGATTTGTCTCTTCTTGACAATACTCGATGTAGTCCTGAAATGCCGTGAAATTCTTTCGCCCTATCAAATCTGTGCAGTCCAATCGGACATAGGTATCTTTTGTAATCGCTAGCAGTACAGCTACGGCGTAGCAATCCATAGATATACATGGGAAGTCCCATGCTAGCTCAGAATGCCACTGTTGCCACGTCAGCATCCAATCCATAGCCGGGTCATCAAATTGCGTTCCATCGTCGTGAAACTTAATGACGAGTTTTTCTTCAATTATTTTTCGTAAAGATTGCAGCCAGTCATCTAGGTTCATTTCTAAAAAAGCGGACGCATAGTCTGCCGCCTTAGGGCTGAACTCGCGAGCAAGCTCAAGTTCATCTAGCATGATGATCTTTGCTTCATCGAACTCTTTTTCTAGCGCCCGCCTATCTATGCCATCGAGCGCAAGCCGTTTTAGCATTGTCTCTGAAGTAGTCTCATAGACGTAACGCTCTGATCCATCGATAGTTATAATTTTTCGGTCGGACTTGTGGAAATACCATTCGAAGAAGTGATCCGACGAATTTTCAAAGAAAACGTAATCTCCGACCTTAATATCCCACCATGTTGACATCACTGCTCCCTCCCATTCCGAGCCCATAGGGTATGCCTCGGAGGATGCTACGCGGGCGGGTGTCTCATGAGCGAGCAAAAAAACTAGGAGCAAAAAAAATCAGCAAAGAAAATCACTTATCCCCCTCCCGCCGACGCGCTTTGCGTCGCGAAATAGTGCAAAGGCCAGTCCAGGTGCAACGCGCCCCAGGGGCAGACCCGGCGCGGGCCATGTAGAGCGGCAGGGCTTTGCACAGTGTGCAAAGGTTTGAAGAGGTGTGCAGTGTGATGCAGGCGCTAGCGTCCACAAAGTGTCCACACCGCGAACAAATATGGAACCCATATATCCCCATATATCCAGCAAAAACAGCGCCTTGTAGGGATTTCCCAATGACCACTGGTCGAAATGTTGGACTTGTAATCAGTAGGTCCCGGGTTCGATTCCTGGTGCCGGCACCATACGCAGTATCAAAAAAGGCTCACCGAAAGGTGGGCCTTTTTTGTTTTCACCCCCCCGCAGTCCCGCCCTCCACTCTTGCCCCAGCCAGCGTCATCTTACAAATCCCCCGAAGCCACCACGATCGGTGTAGGAGCTGGCTTGCCTGCGATGGGCTGCGCAGCAGCCCCACCAACCCCAGGCAGATGCAATTCTCTGATCATCAGCACAGTTCCAAAGCAGACACACCCTCCAACAGAAACGCTTTGACTCGCCAACCAATCCCCACTACGATTTATCGCAAATTTTAGATATTTCTGCTGAGGCAAACCAATGGCGCTTCAATTCCACGAAAGCCCTTTCCACGCCACCCACGACGCAGATACCGCCAGCAAAATGGCCTTGAAAATGGACTTGTCCATTTTCATCACTGACTGCATCAAAAAAATGGGCCTCAAGCAGCATGATGCCGCAGCCAAGCTCAACGTAACCCAATCCCGCATATCCGAGCTTGCAAACGGCAAGATCGAGAAATTCACCTTGGACGCCATGATGGACATGCTGGACAAGCTCGGCTTTCGCACAACCCTGACCCTGCCCTCGAACGATGCCGGTTCACCGCCCCAGATCGTGATCACCCAAACGCCTGGCAGTTAAACCCTGTACCCCATTTTTCTCAGTTCGTGCTTCAACTCCTTCATCCGATCTTCAGCGACCTGCATCGCGTGCCGGTCGGACCTGTTGGTCGTTTTCACGAACGAATGCAACACGACGACCATGTCTGCAAATTTGGCGACATATACACATCGGAATGCAGGGCTGCCGTTGATGATGAGCTCAATCGCACCCGCCCCTACCGACTCGGTCAACGACTTAATCGGCCGCTCTGGGTCCTGGCCATACTGGATGCGTCGCAGGTCTTTGCCAAAATCGTCCTGAACGTCCTTGGGAAGGTCTTTGTATTCACGCTCAGCGGCTGCACTCACAAACGCAAACTTTTTCAACGGTCTACCCACGGCGAGATGCTGGATTGGTGGACGGCATGGATGCCAGGAGGAGGGAATCTAGCGCAGTGGCTTGCAGTTGACGGAATTAGAAATGTTTCGCGGTATAACCCTGAAATATGGTGTTTCTTCCGCCTGATGAGATGAGTTCGAGGTCGGTGTCATTCACCTAGTGCCCTTGTCGCCACAGGCAGTGACCTTGCTCCAGCAGCTCCACACGATCACCGGAACATTCGACGCGGTGTCCGCGGGGATGCCAAACCGTAGAAACGGATGTCCGAGAACACTGTGAATGCCGCGCTCAGGACGATGGGCTACGACACCAAGGTGGATATCTGCGGCCACGGGTTCCGAGCCATGGCGTACAGTGCGCTGGTCGAGTCCGGACTATGGTCGGAGACGGCTATCGAGCGGCTGATGAGCCACAAGGAACGCAACAACGTGCGCGCCGCTTATACCCACAAGGCCGAGTTCCTCGAAGAACGCCGGATGATCATGACCTGGTGGAGCCGGGTTCTGGACGCCAACCGCGAGGACCATGTGACGCCACATGAATTTGCCAGGCAGACGGGCGAGTACGTCACGCGCCTTCGCAGTGCCAAGAAGACCGAGTAGCCGCCGCACCCCCGGTGCAAACTCGCAGTGAAGTTACTTGTCGCACCGCATAATAGAAGCCCTCTGGCATGCTTGATGATAGAGGGCTGAACAACCTACGACAATCAATCGCCCGGCTTGTGCTTGTGAATCGGCAGCGTCGGGTGCTTCTTGTCGTTGGGCGGGTTTACATGCCGTCTGCGATCGTCTTTTCCATCTTCGCGCTTTGGCTTCGGACCCGGCTTGATATCAGTGAACATGTGAACTCCTGTAAGCGACATGGATAGAGGCCAAAAAACAATAGCACATGGCCATACATCCGCCGGGATTTGGCGGGGTGGCGGGGTGGCGGGGTGGCGGGGTGGCGGGGTCCGATGCCAGATGTGTAGCAAATCACTGAAAAGAGCCGACTATCCCAAGAAAGCCTAAACGCAGCAGGGAGCCAAGCTTACGCAATATCGTTGCCCCTGCGGCAGCCACCCTACCCTTCTGTCCAGCAGCAACCTATCCGCTTGGCCATTTCGCATGCGCCAAACTGCGCTCGTCTCTTTCTCCTGGAAAGAGACGAGCGCTCCTACCACTGCTGCAGCCCACATAGCACATGGCTTTGCGGCAATTTCCCTCGTGACAATTGGCGTGACAAACGCCGATGTCACCAGCAACAGCGCTACAGATGATGGTGCCGCAGACCAAGGAATGGAATGCACCTGACTGACAGTCAGGCATGCCCCGGCCATCGCATTGCTGCTTGCACCTGGCTCAGGATCTCGCGGCACTGGCCTCGTCAGCCAATGCAGCCTGCACCCGCCCACCGGTAACGGTGCTCAGGAGGCCAGATCATGAGATGCCCTTGCTCCCGGACGTAAGGAGCCGCCAGTCCCGCGTTAGAGGGCATCCCCACAGGTCGCAGGGGTGTTTATCCCTAATCACACTCAGCATTCTTGGCGGGATGACGTGGAGAAGGTCTCAAGCGTTTAAATTTGTGAAAAGGATTATGTGGCATTGGTTGGAAGGCAGGGTAAATCTGGTTACGACCGAAAACTGAACGACGCTGGCCCTTAAAAATTTTCTGAGCATTTCGACAGTGGCACCACACTTAAGAATGATCGCTGCACGGGGCATCTAAGCGGATTGCGGTAGGGACGACAGGATCCAATAATCCGCACCGCTGCAACCCAACCCTTGATATCATAAGAAAAATAATGGCATATTGCCTTAACGCATGTCAATGCGTACCCAATTGCCCTCGGCACAAGGACGAAAACATGACAAGTTACTTTAAAGATACCATCTCGAAAATTTATGGTGACGAAGACGATTTTATAATAATAGGACTGACTGGGCAAACCGGTAGTGGGTGTTCAACCGTAGCAAGTATCCTTTCAAAAAATCAGGAACAAATAAAACACTCCTTATATAAAGGCAGCTCCCCAGACGACAACACCCAACGAAAAGAAAAGATAATCTACAAATGTTTTGAAAAAACCTGGAGCCCTTTTATTTCAATACAGGCTAGCTCAATATTAACATTACTGCTTAGTGAAAAAAGCATTGAGGATGTTGCAAGGTTCGTGGGCGGAGTAGCAGAACTTACCAGTGAACTTCAAAAAATAATCATAGAAGCAATTAAAACAATAAAAGACACGCACAGCAGCCTAAACCATCAAGACATTGATGCACTAAGATTGTTTTATACCGAGTTTCTACCAAATAATAACAATGAGCTAAAAAAGCAAATTGGAGGAGCTGGCTACGTATCTCTATTCCAAACAATTGGTAATAATGTCAGGAACTCCGGCGACCCAACCTCGGACGAGGTCACCGGCGGAAATTTCTTTTCTCTAGCCGAACGGATCAATAGAATAATCAAAGACATACGTAAGGCTAGAAACAAAGGTCAAAAGACATTTATCGTCATAGACGCTATCCGAAATCCATTCGAAGCCATCTACTTCCAAGATAGATACTCATCATTTTATTTGATGGCTGTTTCCTGTGAGGATGACCAACGAAAAGCCAGGCTCAGAGCACTGGGGTATACGGACAGGCAAATAAAAGCGGTGGACGATGAAGAGTACGGCGACAGAAAACTAACCGACAAATCCACTTATATAAAACAAGACATTCAAGCCTGCTTACAACGCTCTGACCTTTATGTTAGCAATCCGAACTCAAGCAACACAGTTTCACATTTTAGTTTGCTAGCAAATCAGATTATCACTTTCGTTTGCTTGATGGTTCGCCCAGGATTAGTAACACCCACACCATTAGAAAGATGCATGCAAATAGCTTACACCGCAAAACTGAACTCAGGCTGCATTTCAAGACAGGTCGGCGCTGTAGTCACAGACAAAAATTTCTCAGTTCAATCCGTAGGATGGAATGACACCCCATTCGGGCAAGTTCCCTGCAGTTTGAGAAACCGATTTGACCTAGTTAACGGTAACGACCAAGAAGCATACTCCGAATATGAAAAGTCCGACATTAAATACATCACCAGATTCACCAGCGAAAGCAGCAAGTACAAAAAAATAGAAAGCACAGGAAGAAATGTCTCGTACTGCTTTAAAAGCGAATACAACGACTTGATCGGTGAAAAAAACCAAGTACACACCCGCTCACTACATGCTGAAGAAAATGCGTTTTTGCAACTATCCAAATATGGCGGCAGAGGTATTGAACACGGAAAGCTATTTACAACCGCAAGCCCTTGCGAACTTTGTGCAAAAAAAGCATATCAACTCGGCGTGAAAGAAATTTATTACATTGACCCATACCCTGGAATTGCAATGAGCCACATACTCATGGGCGGCACCAACAATCCAAAGTTAATTCTTTTCTCAGGAGCCATTGGAAAAGCATTCCACAACTTGTACTCATCAAAAATGCCTTACAAAGATGAGTTGAATGCATTATCAATTTAACAAATATTTTACTAAACCACAGACCGCACTAACTTGAGTGAATTCTTGCGGAATAGAAAAGGGGACAGCTTTATTTTCCGGCACTGGTAGATGTGCCATTAAACAAATCTCTCCCTTTTTTATATAAGATGCCCTTGCTCCCGGACGTAAGGAACCGCCAGTCCCGCGTTAGAGGGCATCCCCAAAGATCGCAGGGGGGCCTTGATCTCTGATAACACTCGGTATTCTGGGCGGATTGTTAGACTCGACAATAACACTGCAGTTGTCGCATAGTCTCTGCCGCTTAGCAGCATAAGAAGCTCGCGCCCCATTTAGAGGAGCAGCTTTGGAATGAAAAACAAAGCTTATATGAAACGATATTCAATATATGTATAATTTAGGGCCGCATTTAATTCTATTGAGCACAGGTATATCCTCCCGATACTCGTCCTTAGTCAAAATAATCACAGAAAGAGGAAGCCCGAACTCTTCTTCAAACTTGACCGTATTATAATTATTACGAGATACAAGGCTATTCCAAGAGGGTAATCCAGGCGCACTATTACAGCAAATCATTAGATCACAGTCACCATAACTATCAAACCTTCTAGCCACACTACCAAAGATGAAGGCTAAATTAATAGCATCCAACTCCATCCTATAGCTTTTTTTAAGCCAAAGCCTGTATATATCCCTAAGATTAATATTCACCCCCAGCATGCAATATAGCAAAAAATTGTTTCATGCTATCCATCACTCGAATATTCTTCAATCTCCCATAGCCCTGAGCGGCCGCAGTAACCCTACTATAATGTGATGGCACAATTATAGTTGCTCCAAGTCTTGCAACCCTATCAACAACTTCATTCCCTATCAAATACTCTTGACCATCAGGAATATAAATTACTTCTTCAGCAGAGCGCCCAGATTTCAACCTATACACTATCTTCAAGCATCTTCCACCTGGAAACGACGTTGAAATCATCCGGTCGTGGTTTTCAATTTGTTCTTTCAACCATTTTACGCCCATTACGTACTCAACTCCTTTTCCTTACTGGCAAGCTTAATCATTACCGCCGCGCGAGCACTATTTATGTGCGTAAGAAAATCTTTAGGATATGGAAACTTCTCATGCAAGCTATTTGCCTGCCTTCTAAAAAGCATGTATGACTGCGCATGCTTTACGTAATAAAAGTAGTGCTTCAAACTATCCGTAGAATCAATGAGATGGGACTTGGCCTTAATTATTTCAACTATAGCCCTATTGTTTGGCAATATAACCTCAGAAACAACTTCATTCCACAGGTCCGCGGCTTCCTCTCCTTTATAAGGATCAGAGGGAAAGGTCTTTGGACCGAGCGCCTCAAACATATCATAATTCGCACTAGCAAGAGCATTGAGCGGATCATAAAATTCTGAAAGCTGCGCCTTAAATGTTTTAAATGAATCAACAGCCAATTCTTTCTTGATAGCTGCTTTTGACGCTTCTCTTAGATTACGAATGGACACAAAATTAGTAACAATCAACGCAATCAACGGAACCCAAATCAGAAAGTCCTCAGCACTTATATCAAGCCCCCAGAAGCCATGCGCTGGATCATTTTCATTTACTATATAGCTCGGATTAGGCACCACAGCAGTAACAGCCTTGTCCAAGCCATAGATAAAATCATCAAAATGCATCTCCCTTTCCATCTCAATAGAAACTATGGAGGTCCTAAATTTCTCGCCAACTGATTCTCCAGGCACCTGCAGGCCTATATCATCTGCTTGAGCGCCAGGGCAAATTGTAAAAAACCAGCCTACCCACAGCATGCTAAACACGAATTTTAATGCACGAAAGAAACAATTATACAATTTACATAAATTCCATCAAGATAAGCACCGGAACTCAATATACGCACAAGAACATCATAAGCATGACATATTCAACTGCGCAACATTCCTTTTTGGTTTAGGCGGTAGCACGCAAAGCACAAATTCACCAGCACTTAACAACCACAACCAAAAGCTCCAAGGCGGTTTAGAAACCTTTACTTAAATTTCACAAACCAAACGGTACAAAAGGATAGCATAAGGGGTAACCCACACAGCAGCTACCAAAAATACCATTAGCAAACAGTATGTTAGGAATAGTTTCGATTCCTGGTGCCGCACCATACGCAGTATCAAAAAAGGCTCACCGAAAGGTGGGCCTTTTTTGTTTTCGGCTAGGAGGTATGACTCAAATGGCGGACTCCCCCAGCCTTGCGCAAGACGCTGTGCATTCAGCTTTCTCACGCTACGGGGCAACCGCCGCGGCGACTCGGCCGTAGAGCTGCCTCAACAATCCCATAGCGCTCTTCCAGGCTGCACCGTCGCGCAGAGTAAAAGGTTCAAAAACACGCCGCGTCTCCTGTAGGAGCGGCCTTGCGTCGCGATGGGCCGCAAAGCGGCCCCAGCAATCTCAGGCCAGAACAGCGAAGGCTCAAGCCCTCCGACAGCACTCAAAAAACCCTGTCAGGCGGCTTTCTGCTCCAGACTCTCCCAACCCAAGCAAGCCAGCGCCAATGTGCGTGGTACCGCTTCACGACCACTGCTGTAGCGGCTGATGCTGCGGGCGCTGACTCCCAGCGCTTCGGCAGCCTGGTCGAGCGTCATCCG